GTTTCTAATGCTTTCTATTCATCGCGGGAACGGCAGTGGCTGCGGAACCGCAATTCCTCGAGCAATAAACCTTTTGCAGTTTTGTGTGCTTCACAAAGTAATCTCCTCACCGAGCGCAGGGCTTTCCGAACAAATCCATCGTGGGCTTGCGATCAACGTCATGAAGTTTTCGAGGGCCTCACTCTGGCGCGAAGAACGATTCGCCCCCCGGGATTAGGGGTCCATTCCAGATGGCCGCGATCCGACTTTATTGCGCGGAAAATCGTCTTCCCAAACTTCGTCCGGAGTTTGAAGTTCTGGATATTGAGTGAACAATTTCTGAAGATTCGGGCCAAACGCCTGCCAAGCATCAACCAGCCGGCACTACCTTCGCTATTGCTTCGAGCCGGGGAGCTGAATCGTGCGGTCTGGGGAACGATCAGGGCCAGCGATTTAGGAATCGGCCTCTCTTGTAAGCCGGATGCGAGCTTTTTTATCTGTTCCGATTCCAAGCTCGCATTTGGCTCACAGCCTCACGACTATGTCTTCCTTCGGTGGTGCTGCATGAAGTTACCAAAGCAGCAAAACGTAACATTTATCGCTCGATAATTTTGCCGATCTACGTGAAACACTCATTCCAGGAGGTAATAGATATGACCACCCAGGCAGTCGACACCGGGCAAGAGAATTCAATTAAGAATCATGAAACATTGTTCACGGAGAATGAATGCCAACAACCTTCCAAGATTCACTCATAGTCGTTTATCAATCGGTCTCAAGGCTTATTTCCTATCCCAACAACGCCCGCATACACTCCAAACACCAGATTCGCCAAATAGCACGCAGCATCACTGAATTCGGCTTCACCAACCCTATCCTGATCGACCAAAACAACACCATCATTGCTGGTCACGGTCGCCTGCTTGCTGCCCAGATGCTGGGAATGGACCGGGTGCCCACCATCCGGCTAGAAACTCTGACGCAGTCCCAGATTCGGGCGTATGTTCTGGTCGATAACCAAATCGCAATCAACGCCGGGTGGGACAAATCCATCCTCGCCATCGAATTCGAACAACTCCTAGCAATCGGAGACGAGATTGACATCACTTTGACTGGATTCGAAATTCCAGAGATCGATTTGATCCTTCAGGACGTAGCGAACGCAAACGACCCGAAGGATGAACTTCCAATCGAAGAAACGGGACCCGCGGTCGCCCAGCCTGGAGACCTATGGCAGCTTGGGAAACATCGGGTTCTATGCGGCAATTCCCTGCAGGAAAATAGCTACAAAACCCTGATGAAGGGAAAGAGGGCGGCCATCGTTTTCAGTGACGCGCCGTATAACGTGCCCATCGACGGTCATGTGTGCGGTAAGGGTGCAGTCCAGCACCGTGAATTCCAGATGGCATCTGGCGAGATGAGTGGGCCGGAGTTTGTGGCATTTCTCTCGACTAGCCTGCGCCTGTTCGCCAAGCACAGCGTTCCCGGTTCAATTCACTACCTCACAATCGACTGGCGGCATATGAAAGAGCTGTTGGCTGCCGGTGGCGAAGCCTACGATTCGCTTCTCAACCTCTGCGTTTGGGTGAAAGACAACGGCGGCATGGGCTCCTTCTATCGGTCACAACATGAACTGGTTTTGTTTTCAAAAATGGCAAGGGCCCACACAGGAATAACGTACAGCTAGGAAAATTCGGGCGCTATCGGACCAACGTGTGGACGTACCCAGGCGTCAGCACGATGTCGAAACAGGGTGACGAGGGCAACTTGCTGGCGCTGCACCCAACGGTGAAGCCGGTCCAGATGATCGCCGATGCAATTTTGGACGCCTCGGCCAGGGGTGAAATTGTGCTCGATGGGTTTCTTGGTTCAGGAAGCACGTTGCTGGCAGCCGAACGGGTGGGCAGAATCTGCTATGGGATAGAGATCGATCCACTTTATGTGGACGTGGCCATTCGGCGCTGGCAGCGCTACACCGGCGGCCAGGCCACGCTGCAATCGACCGGTAAAACTTACGACGGGGTTGCCAGCATGTTGGAGGTGATCCATGGCTAAGCGAGACGACAATTCTCAATCCGATGGGGACGAAGTCGGCTACGCGAAACCGCCGCAGCGCCATCAATTTCGCAAAGGTGCATCGGGCAACCCAAAGGGACGCCCAAAGGGCGCAAAAAGCATGTCAAGCATCTTGACAAAAGTAGGTCGTGAGCGAGTCAAGATGACTGTCAACGGCAGAACTCGCTTCATCACTAAGCAGGAAGCCTACGTCCTGCAATTAATGACCAAGGCTGCGACCGGCGATCTTAGGGCCGGCCGTGACCTGATGACCGCGCTTCGTCTCTTTCCAGAGCCAGAAGAATTGCCGGAATCATCCGCTGTCTTGACGGAACGGGATGAGGTAGTCCTTCAGAGCCTTTGCGAAAGAATGCGTCTTTTAGATGCCCAACCAGAAACGAAGAATATCCCCGACTCGAATGATGTTGTTCCTGGATCGACGGAGGGCGAATGCGCCTGAACCTGACCTTAGCCGAATGCAATGTAATTTATCGGAACGACCTGATGAGCTTCATTGAACGGTCCTTCCTGGAATTGAACCCGGAGACTCGATTCTCGTCGAGCCCCTATCTGGAACTGATGGCGTCAAAGCTCGAGCAGTGCCGGCGGGGGAAACTCCGCCGGCTAATCGTGAATCTGCCGCCGCGATCCCTCAAATCCCATAGCGTCAGCGTGGCGTTTGTGGCTTCCATGCTGGGTCATGACCCTGCTGCCCAGATCATCTGCGCCAGCTACGGGCAGGACCTGGCTGACAAACATGCACGCGACTGTCGCACCCTGATGTCGAGTGGCTTCTACCAATCGGTTTTTCCCCGTACCCGGCTTTCAGCGGACAAGCGGTCCGTGAATGAATTTATGACCACCAGGCACGGATTCCGAATGTCCACCTCAGTCGGCGGAGTTTTGACGGGCCGTGGGGCCGGCATGCTTATCCTGGACGATCCGCTGAAACCAGACTCCGCGATGTCCGCCACCGAACGCAAAAGCGTCAATGACTGGTACGACAATAGTCTGCTGAGCCGGCTGAATAGTCAGGAAGAGGGCTGCATCATTATTGTGATGCAGCGGCTGCATCAGGATGATTTGGTTGGCCATGTTCTCGAACAAGGTGATTGGGAAGTGCTCTCCTTTCCTGCGATCGCGGAACAGGATGAAACCTTCGAAATCGAAAGTGTCTTCGGGCGTCGGCTGTTCCAACGCCGTGAGGGTGAAGCACTCCATCCGGAGCGCGAATCCCTCGAATCGCTCAAGAACATTCGCGCCACAATGGGCGAATACAACTTCTCCAGCCAATACCAGCAATGCCCCATCCCGGTGGGCGGCGCCATGGTCAAGACCGACTGGTTACACTTCTATGAGCCAGGCAGCGAACCAGAATTCAGCCATGTGATCCAGAGCTGGGACACTGCCAATAAAGCTGGAGAGCTGAATGACTACAGCGTATGCACCACCTGGGGAGTTCACAAGCGGCACACCTATTATTTGCTCGACGTCTATCGCCGCCGCCATGACTTCCCAGGCCTCAAAAAGGCTTTTATCGAGCAGGCGCACAAGCACAGCCCCCGCACGATTCTGGTCGAAGACAAGGCCTCAGGGACGCAGCTAATTCAAGAGATGAAGGCGGAAAGAATGTACTGCGTCAAGGCTGCCGCACCTCCGCCGGGCAGCGATAAGGTGATGCGGCTTTTCTCCCAGACCACACTGTTCGAAAACCACAACGTTCTTCTGCCGAAAAGTGCCCCCTGGCTCTCCGAGTACATGAGAGAACTCGCCGCCTTTCCTGGGAGCAAGTTCGACGATCAAGTCGACTCAACGACTCAGGCATTGGAATATTTGAGGGTTCTGAGCAAACCCAATTTTTACGATTTGTTTGGAGAGGATGAATAAAGAAAAACCTGCCTGCCAAGGGGGATGAACAATGATTTTCTCTTTGGCAGGCATTCACCATTAGAATCTCGAAGTAATTGCAAGGAGAGACCGTGCGCTTCTTCGTGGGAGTTACCGACTGGGATTGGTACTCGCTTCACGCGAGTGCAAGTTTCGTCGACGAGATCAACATCGTGAGTGGCGAATCATACGACACCGCCTCCGAACTTGGCCAACGGCTTTTGCAAGAAGTCAAGGAACGACTATTGCCGGTGCGCGAGAGAGTAGCGAACCCCGGAGCCGCGCTCACTGCGGCTACCGCTGATCGGTTCGGGCCGTCGCAGCTGGTGTATCCGCGCCTCGGACAAGGTTTATTTCGAATTCTTGTGACGGGCGCCTACCAGCGAAGTTGCGCGATCACCGGGGAAAAGACCCTACCCGTTTTGGAGGCTGCCCATATTCGTCCCTATGCCTGCGCAGGACTCCGTGAGTTCTCGAACGGCGTGTTGCTGCGCAGCAACTTGCACACACTCTTTGACACCCACTTTCCAGCACAACCTAAAATTGCCAAGCCCGCGGTGAGCACGTAT